GTCAGTCTTGCCGTTTTGACGGGCGACGACACCATCGTCGGCACCCCCTTCATAATACACAAAGGCACACTCGATACGTTCGCAATCAAAGAGAGCAAGTCAGTGTCTGAGCTGAGCTTGAGCGTCACATCCCATTGGGCGAGTTTCGAAGCCACAAGCGGTCGATACACCACCGACTTTTCACAGAAAGAAGCACACCCTAATGATGAGTTCTTCAAGTTCGCATATCGCGAGAGATCGAACGTTGGTTGGGGCAAATAGGAGAATGTCATGCCATTTTGGTTAATAGTCGCCGTTGTTGGCGCCCTAGGCGCGATGACGGTATACATGAAGAACAAGATGAAGGCAGCCAAGCAAGGCTCTGCTGGACTCTTCTTAAATAAGACAGCGCTATCTGCTGGCATTCGTATGGTATATGGCGAGCGTCGCGTTGGCGCATTGGTGGCTTGGAAGGACGTCTCTATACACGGAGATCAGATTCCACAGAACCAACTACTCAACGAGTGCGACAGCTTTAAGGTGGCTCCGCAAGAGTACTACTACAGTCAGCTCGTCGAGAAAGGCCCTGATATGTTGCACCGTCTAGACGTTTGGTCGTTAGGCGAGATAGACAGCATCACTCAGTTCCAAATCGATGGTGACTCTGCGGACGACTCGCGATTCAACAAACAACGTGCTCCTTACCGAATGATGAACAAGCACGGTAAGCCATCGCAGACCCCAATGACTACACTAGTCAGCCGGTTTTATGAGCTAAACAGTAACTTTAAGGGCAACGACGTTGCGTACTCTTGGAGCCGATTCTGGCTACCAAAAAAAGGTGACCGCCAGTTCCAAGGTGAGCCCGAGCTGACAGCACACATTAAGGGCATCAAGATATGGGACCCACGCCTGAACCCGAGCGATAGCAGTGTCAAGCAGTGGTCAAGTAATCCAGCACTCATTCTGCTCGATTACCTCACAGCCGAGTACGGCAAGAACTTAGACGTGTCCGACCTTGACCTTCAATCGTTCATCGATGCTGCTGATTATTGTGACGTCGAAGAGACGGTTCCGGCAGTAGCGACTTACACCCCAGATGAGGCGGCCCAGTTCGCAGGCTTTGGTGCGTGGAACTGGTCTACAGGCGCGTACAACGCGGTCACAGCTGGCAGTGCTCCTGCTTGGCAGAGACCATGGCAAGGAACTGACACAGTTCAGAAACGATTCGAGTGTAACGTAGTTCTTGAGCCGAAGGATGGTATTCTGGATAACGTTGAGAAGATCCTGACGAGCATGAAGGCGTCACTGATATTCACACAAGGCGTTTACAAGCTGAACATCGAGTCGCCAGGAACGAGCGTTATGTCGTTTGACGAGGACTCAATGCTATCCGATATCACACTCGGATGGGCAGCTCGGTCCAAGCGCTTCAATCGCGTCACAATCAAGTTCGATAATCGATCAAAGGAGTATACAGAAGACACAGTCAGCTTTCCTGAGAAGAACAGCGTAGCTCATCAGGCGTATCTAGCAGAAGACAACAATGAAGACCTTCACAAGGAAGTCACACTTGAAGGTGTTGTCGACTATTATCAGGCGCTCGATGCTGCTGAGTTCTTAGTCCGTGAGTCTCGCAACCAGAGCTTTATCACGTTTGTGGCGCAACCCACTGCGTTAGCCCTTCAGCCTGGCGACCTCATCGATGTCACTTCTGACTCTCTAAACCTTACAAATAAGGTGTACAGGCTGCGCGAAATGGAAGTCATGAGTAACCTGACTTGCAGGATCAAAGCACAGGAGTATGACGCAAGTGTCTATGCTTGGGATCAGACTGTCACAGAGCCGATCGTCTTCAAGCAACCAACCAGACTTTTCGATATCCCATCAGCGCCCACTGGCCTTAACGGCGATGGACTGCATGAAGTCAACTCAGACGGTACTGTGTCGCGCAAGCTACGCATCTACTGGGACGACATCGATACTGGTGAGCTAGGAGCTCCCGTTGACCGCATCATCATCGGCTATAAACTGACTACTGACTCAGAATACTCAGAGGTTCTACTGGAACCCGGGTCAACTGAAGTTCTTGTGGCAGGTACAGCTGACGTCGTTACGTATGACCTACGTGCGCGGTTCAAGAACATGATAGGGAACTATAGCCTCGAAGCGCTCCAGCAAGTCACGATCGCTAATATCAATACCACGCTCTTATCTATAGACCAGACCGCCCGAAATAGTGCTGCTAGTGCTGTTGGAATCGCCGCAAGTGCTAACGGAACTGCTAGCGCCGCGAGTGCCGCAGCGTCGACCGCGCAGTCTGCCGCCGCCACAGCTCAGAGCTCTGCAAACAGCGCAGCGAGCACGGCAGCTACAGCAAGTGCTACTGCTAACACAGCTAACGCTACTGCTAATACGGCAAATGCTACCGCCAATTCGGCCGCCGCAGACGCAGCTCAGGCTCTGTCCGATCTATCCACGGTGAGTACCGATCTAGGTACGGCAAATAGCGCAATAGGTGCACTTGGTATCGACATAACAAGTAACACGAACACGATAACTAGCTTGAACGGTGACGTTACGACTGCGCAAGGTACAGCCAATACTGGAGTATCAAACGCTGCGACTGCACAGGCCGCCGCTGTTGCTGCACAAGGAACTGCAGACACTGCGAGCACAAGTGCTGGAAACGCTGTCTCCACTGCCGGTATAGCTATTAACCGAGCTGACACGGCCCTAGTCGGCGTTCAGCAACACACTAGCGATATCGCCGCACTTGAGCAGCATTACGGTATCACTGTAACAAGCCAAGGATATGTGAGCGGATTCTCACTTCTAAATGATGGAAGCGCCAGTGAGTTCAACATAGTGGCTGATAACTTCAGCGTGTTCAATGGCACGAGCTTGAAGAAGGTGTTTGGCGTAGTCGGTAGCGACGTCGTCATGCAGAACCTTCGCGTTACAAACGCTGTAATCGACAACTTAGCTATCACAACTGCCAAGATTCAAGATGAGGCTGTCACTAAGTTCGACGCTGTTACGACTAACGGCAACGTTAATATCACTCCGACTGGAAACTCGACCCTTGTGTCTATATCTGTAACGCCAACCTCGAACGGCACGATATACGTTAAAGCCGGCGCGTTCGTATTAGCGTCATCAGCAGCTGGAACCACGGCGAATATGGCCACAGGCCTGAACGTTAGACTTCTTAAGGACGGAGTCGTGCAACGTGGTGTTTCCAATATGTACTCTCAAGGCTTGATGTCCGCGAACATAACTCTGGACTCAGAGCACATTGTGTATGCTGGTAATACTTACACGTACTCGTTCTACATGGAGGGTACAGGCTACTCCTCTGGCGGTGCGGCGTACACGGTGGCCGGTAACTCATCAATCGTCTACCAACTGAGGTACAAATAATGGATAAACCAACATGGCGTACAAAGCGAATGTCTGACCTCGCAGCATGCGATTGGACACAAGTGGCGGATGTACCCTTAGATCCAGCAAAGAGACAAGAGTGGGGAGTCTACCGTCAGGCTCTCCGCGACATTGGCCAAACATTCCCTAACGCTGTCTATTGGGACGATGTTACGTGGCCAGTGAGTCCAGAGTGATGGACTACTATGATCAGATCAAAAGAGATGAAGGGTTGCGGTTGCATCCCTACACATGCACCGCTAACAAGCTATCTATAGGCTACGGCCGCAATCTTATCGACAATGGAATTACTGAGCAGGAAGCTGAGATATTACTTCATGGAGATATTAAGATCGCGCGCCAAGACGCCCAAGTATTCGCTGGTATCGATGTATGGTCACGCCTGTCACCCACTAGGCAGGCAGTAATAATTAATATGGCGTTTAACTTGGGTTTATCGAGACTGCGCAAGTTCAAACGTCTACACCTTAACTTAGCTAACGGCCGCTTTGATCAAGCTGCTGTTGAAATGCTCGACTCACGATGGGCCTCGCAAGTAGGTCATCGTGCGATACGGTTAGCAGATGCAATGCGGCTAGGCTAAACCTGGAGCAACACATGGACAACAACGCGATACAACTAATACTCCAGCAGGCAAAGACCGACGCCATACTGCATGAGATACGAGAAGACGTTCAGTCTATTTGTAATCATGTAGATGTGTGTGAGATCGATCGTGTCAAAGACATGAACACATACAACAACCACGTCCACTCTGTCCAAGATCAGTTTGCAGAAGCCAATGCTATCGTGCAAGAGATCCGAGCGGATATTAAGAAGCTGCACATAGCAGCTCGACGATTGACTGTGGTTGGCATATCGTTAATCTTTGGCGGCTCCATTGTAAGTCAAATGGATCTGCTCGCCTTCCTTAGTAAACTCCTTTAATACCTCCC